TTCTGGTAGCTGGCTGGATCTTTCAGGTGAGCATCCAGGTACTCATCTATCAGCCTTTCATGCTTTTCCTTGCACCCTGTAAGAGCCAGGAGAGCAAGGATCATTACCAATACCTTTCTCATGCGTTCAGAAAACTTAGATCATTCATTAACTGGGTAAACGGCTCCTGAGGCTTACCCATGATCTTTGCCTCAGTCTGTGCGCTTGCTATAGCTTTCTTCACCTCCAGGATCCTGCTATGATCCACATTCCCATTAACTGCCTCTTTTAAGAGATCAATAACCATTCTGTAATATGTTTCCATAATCTATAACTGAATTTTAACTGATAATACATTCTCTACTATGAATAACTTGATGATTTTATCCTTTGATACTCTCATATCATCATAATTGGGGTTTTCAGACCTGAGTATCACATAATTCTCTTCGTCTGGCTCATATCTTCTAAGATATTTCAACATTCTATACTCTTCCATCAGCACCAGATAAATCTGTCCGTAAAAAACAGTGTCCCAGCTATGTATTTCACGTATGGCAACAAAGTTACCATCATTGATTACTGGTTTCATGCTGTCACCATTAGCACGTACAATTTTTGTGTTTGGACGTACCTCTGGCAAATCAATATATCCGATAATCCTGTCTGAGGTGAAATACATATCCCTTACCTCTGCTCCACAGGTAGCGTCTATATCAAACACAGGTGATCCCCTCCGATCATAATTTAGAGTTACCTCAACGTCTTTTTTCAGGTTTTCACAGATCATTTCACCAACACCTGTTTTCAACCATCCAATATTTAGATCTGGATAGGCGATAGATAATCTATTGTATGTGCTCTCTCTGGTGTTTGATGTCATTTTTGAAACAGCACCATTTGAAATGCCGCAATTTCTTTCGAAATCACGTACAGTGATCCCTTTTGATTCTATAAATTCCAAAAGTCTTTCTTTTACTCCCATACGTTAAAAATATTTAATATTCTACACTTTTAATAGATAATCTATTGCTGGAATAGATTTTTTATCTATCTTTGCAACCGAATAAGTAACTTAGTGGGCACAAATATACTAAAATATGTTTGTAAAACACAGAAAAAGATGTTAAAAATGGCAAAGACAAAATTCAGAGAAATCTATGATTCACTGCCAGCAAGGGCAGGAAAGGCACCAAAAACGGTGTGGATCGAGCGTCTGGCTAAGATCTGTATGGTATCTGAGCAGACTGTACGCTGCTGGGTTTATGGCACACAAAAGCCAGATGCCCTGAAACTCTCACTTATTTCAAAGGAGCTGGGAGTACCAGCTGATGAGCTATTCAATTCTTAATCAAATGCAACACCGATGAAGAAAGTATTAGAAAATAATGGCTACCGAATGAAAGTGCGGAGTGACAGCGGTGATACGCTGCTGATAGCTCAGAGACACTATACCAATCAGGGAGTGACTATGACAGGCAGATCCTGGTATAGGGGTATGGTGTGGATCGTTTTCGGATGGTGTTCAGGCAGACGTTACACAGTGTCTGGCTTCCAGCCTCAGATGAACAGCAAGAAAGAGGTGCTTTCCGCTATCAAGGCTCATCCATCCTACACTATTGCTGCTAAGGAGTTAGGACTAATGTAAAAAATCAAATTCAGATCGTATGAAACAAGTCACATTATCAAATGCTATTCAGTGTATCATAGCAATCATCTTTGCTACGGCTGCTACAGCTACAGGTATCTGCACCCTTACATGGCACAATATCATGTTTGGACTGATGGGTGCTGGCTTTGCCAGGATGCTATATGTGGATGATTACTATGGTGAGAGCGTGAAACAGTTTATTCAGAGAAAGCGAGGCAAATAATGGCAACAATAACCCTGGAACTATTTGAACTTAAAAACCTCTGCATGGATATGTCAGAGCTGGGGGTTTATAATTACATCAAGGCACAGGAACCCGCCAAGGATCTGCTATCACAGAGGGAGGCTTACAGGCTGTTTAATGAGAGTAGGGTTAAGGAGTGGAAATCAAAGGGGCTGATCAAACCTGTACGGATGGGATCTGCTTCAAGGTCAAAACTGCAATACTCCAGGGCTGAGCTGGTTGCGCTCGACAAATCAGAGAGACTAAACCAATATATCAATAAATAAGTTATTCTATGGAGATTGTATTAAAATCACTACACCTGGTGAATTTTAAGGGAGCCAGGGATGTGGAGCTGAGTTTCAGCCCAGGCACAAGTGTTGTGAAAGGTGAGAACGGCACAGGTAAGACTACCATTTTCGATGCTTTCACATGGCTGCTGTTTGGTAAGGATAGCCAACAGCGTTCAGATTCCAATTTCAATATCAAGACCCTCGATGCCCAGGGAAAAACCATCCTGAAGCAGGAGCATAGCGTTACGGCTATCCTTATGGTGGATGGTAAGGAAATGAAGTTGAAGCGTATGTATCGGGAAAAGTGGGAAAAGCCTACTGGTACTACCACCGAGACCCTAAAGAATCACGAAACGCTCTTCTATGTGAATGACGTTAAGCTGCCTACAAAGCGTGAGTATGACGCTAAGATCAGTGCTATCATTCCAGAGAATGTGTTTCGCATGATCACAAACCCATTCTTCTTTAACAGCATGGCTGCTGAGGATAAGAAAGTGATGCTCCAGGAAATGGCTGGCAACGTGACGGACAATGACGTGGCACAGCTAAAGCCTGAGTTCGCTGAGTTCCTGGAAAACCTTGCTGGCACTCCTATTGCAGAAAAGGCTAAGGAGATCAAGGCAAAGAAAAGTGCCTGTAAGGAAGAGTTGTCGCTGATTCCTACAAAGATTGAGACAGCAAAGAAGTTGAAGCCTGAGGCAGAGGATTGGGATGCCCTGGAGAGAGAACTGGCAGAAAAAAAGGCACGTTTGGCAGAGATTGAGGCTCTTCTGCGTAATGACAAATCAGCTCAGAATGCCCGCATCTATGAGCAGCGCAATAATCTCCAGACAGCCATTAACAACAAACAGCTTGAAGAGAGCAAGCGTAAGAATGCCCTGAGACTGGAGGCTGATAAGTCCTACAATAAGTCAGTACAGGAGGCTGAGAGTTCTGCTGCCAATCAGAGAAACATGATCCAGAAGCAGATTTTCGACATCCAGGAGAAACTTACCAAACGTCAAGGCGAGGTTAGGCTTCTGGCTGGTAAGTCCTATGAGGATGCCAGGAAAGCGGTGGAGGTTGCAGAGACCAGGATCCGTAACCTACAGGATGATCTTAAAAAGCTGAATGCAGATAGGGAAACGCTGGAGAATGACGTGATGGATGCCCAGAAGAATGTCTGTGACACTGAGAGATCAATCAATGAGACGGAGGTACTTTTGGGGGACTGCAGAAATGACTACAAAGCCCTTATTGCAAGCCAGTTTGTTCTATCGCCTGAGGATATGGTATGTCCGACTTGCAAGCGGCCTCTGGATGTAGATGATATTCAGGCTAAGAGTGCAGAGCTGGAGGCTAATTTCAACGCAGAAAAGGCTGAAAAGGTCAAGGCCAATGTGGAGAAAGGAAAGGGTGTCAAAGCAAAGCTGGAAAGCCTACAGGCAACCCTGGAACGTCAGAAAAAGACAATGGCCGATAAGGAGGCCAGGCACAAGCAGGTAGAAAGCGACATTACAAATGCCGAGAATGAGATCAAGGCACTTTCTCTGGATCTCGTTTCCCTCAGGGCAAACGTACCAGCAGAACCTGACTATGACAAAGCCCTGGAGGGTGATGAGGAATATTCCAGCCTATCTGCTGAAAAAGAGAGCCTGGAGAAGAGTAAGGAAGCTGTGACAGCCGCTGTAGTGGATCAGCCTAACTACATGGAGATAGAGACACAGGATCAGGTGCTTATCGGTATCAAGAATGAGATTACCGATCTGAAAAACCAACTGAATGCCATTAAGGAGCCTGAGACAGGTGATCAGGCAGACAATTCAGAGACTAAGGCTGAAAAGATCAAGGTGTCTGGAGAGATTGATACCATAAACCAGAGGCTGGGACAGCGTGCTATCCTGGAGCGTGCTGATAAGGAGATCAAGGAACTTACGGATCAGCAGGATAATCTCAATGCTGAGGTGGCTGATCTGGAGAAATGGGAGTTTGACTGCCTACAGTTCCAGAAAGCTAAGGATGATGAGCTTCTGAGACGTATCAATGGGCTTTTCAAGCTGGTTTCATTCTCCTTTGTATCGACACAGCTGAATGGCGGTGAAAAGCTCACTTGTGTATGCACGGTGAATGGCACACCATATCCCGATGTGAATAACGCTGGCAAGATCAATGCTGGGCTGGATATTATCAATGCGATCTGCAAGGCAAAGTGTGTGAATGCTCCTATCTTCGTGGATAATGCTGAGAGCGTGAACGATGTGATGGAGACATCAAGCCAGAAGATCCTCCTTTGTGTCACCAGGGATAAGAAACTGATAGTTGAATAATAAAACCTAACAGATATGGCAGACAACAATATTAACAATGCTCCAGCACCAGCCAATAATGGTGCTGTGCCAGCTCCGAAAGTCAATGAAAAGACTTTGGAACTGAAAAAAGTCCTGAATGCTGATAGCGTACAGGAACAATTCAAGAACGCTATGGGTAAGGCAGCACCCTCATTCATAGCCTCAGTGATCGACCTCTTCAACTCAGACAGTAAGCTGAGAGAGTGTAACCCTACCCAGGTTGTGGCAGAGGCTCTGAAAGCCGCTGTTTTGCACCTGCCAATCAATAAGTCCCTGGGATTCGCCTATATCATCCCATACAATAACAGTTATCCGAAAAAGGATAAGTATGGACGTGATATGATAGGCCAGGACGGTAAGAAGATCTGGGAGAAAAAGATGGAGCCAACCTTTCAGCTGGGCTATAAGGGCTATATCCAGCTGGCTATGCGTACAGGCCAGTATCGTACCCTCAATGCTGATGTAGTGTATGATGGTGAGGTGCGTAAGGTAAGCAAGCTCACTGGAGAGATCGCTTTTGACGGTGAGAAGAAATCAGAAAAGGTAATTGGCTATTTCTGCTATTTTGAGCTGTTGAACGGATTCAGTAAAACGCTGTATATGACCGTTGAGCAGATGGCAAACCACGCTAAGAGGTATTCAAAGGGACTGAAAAAGAACGTGACTGTGGAGCAGCTTATCAGCCTGGCAGATATGCCTGTATCTACTGATGATGGCAATACTGTAGGATGGCTGGGAAACTTCCACTCTATGGGTATAAAGACTGTTGTACGCAATCTGTTGAGCAAGTACGGCTATCTCTCGATCGAAATGCAAACAGCTATTGCCGATGATCTCAGAAGCGAGGAATGGGCTGATGCAAAGGAGATCAAGGATGATGAGCCTGGCGGTCAGGCACAGCTCCAGCTGACAGGAAATGTGAAGCAGATAGGTGAGGCTGCAGATGGTGGTACTGGTGCTCCAGCTCCAGACAACACTGCTGATCCTGGTAATGAAGCACCCTATTGATTGTTCGCTATGGTACTGAAAGTGTTAGGCAGTTCAAGCAAGGGTAACGGCTATATCCTGGATAGTGGCAAAGAGGCTCTGATCCTGGAGTGTGGTATAAGCCTGAAAGAGGCAAAGAAAGCCCTGGGCTTCGACATACGAAAGGTGGCAGGGTGCTGTGTCACACACCAGCACAATGATCATGCAAGGTACGTTACAAAGTATGCCGACATCTTCCACACCCTTGCACTGCCTGATGTTTGGAATGCTAAGGGCTATCATAGAGGCCGTTCCGTTTCCGTTGAGCCAGGTAAGGAATACGGATTAAGAGGCTTTACCGTGATGCCGTTTAGCGTGATACATGATGTGCCATGTGTGGGATGGCTCATTCAGCATCCAGATATGGGGCTGATGATGTTTGCCACTGACACCTGTATGCTCGACTATACCATACCTGGAATGAGCCATGTGCTGATCGAATGCAATTACTCAGTGGATGATCTGAGGAAAGCAATAGAAGAGCACCGTACAGATGAGAGCCAGGTGAAGCGTCTGGCAAACTCACACATGGAATTATCCTCTACTAAATCTTTTCTTAGCCGTAATGACCTGTCGAAAGTGGCTGAGGTGGTGCTGATCCACCTGTCAGGAAACAATGCCGATGCCGACCGCTTCGTGTCTGAGATCCAGGTACTCACTGGAAAGCCGACCTTTGCCGCCCACCCAGGTCTGGAAATTGAACTGATCAAGCTGTGACATGGTAACGAATAATCAGATAAGATCTCCCACAAAGCACAAGGAATGAACGGAAAGGTAATGATACAAAAGGCAAATGGGCTGTTTAACCTGGAAAAGCTGTATGAGTGGTTTAAGCAGGTGGCAGATGGAATTTACCTGGTAGAGGTTAAGAAAGTCCGTAAGCCCAGGAGCAACGATCAGAACGGCTGGCTGTGGGGCTGTATATATCCCCTGATGCTGGATGCAATGGTGGATGCTGGCTGGGAGTTCACAAACACAGAACAGCTACATGAGTTCTTTAAGGCTCAGATGACTGCAGATGAGGTGGTGAACAGGGAAACAGGTGAGATCATCAAGTTCCCATCCTCCACATCCAGGATGAGCACTACTGAGTTTTCAGCCTACTGCGAGAAGCTAAGGGAATATGCCAGGGAATATCTGAATGTGGAGATTCCTGATCCTGATAAATACTGGATGCTGAGAGACGATGAAGATCATAGCCAATAGCACTGTATCGGAATTGATACGACTGATACCAGTGATCATAGACAGCGTACCTCCAGGACAAAGCCTGAGAGTTCAGAACGCTATCCGTATCGTGAGAAAGATAACTAAGAAGTTGAACAATCTAAAAGAATTAGAGAAATGAGTAAGAAAATTTTTGTAACAGAGGTAGAGGTGGAAGCCGCTCTGAAAGCAGCTAAATCACAGGAGGTAAAGGATGTGCTGGCAGCTCTTTTCTGCAAGCCAGATAATAAGCCTAACCTGGATGATTACAAGTCTATCAAGACCTATGAGGATGCCTGTGTAGCCCTGGGTTGCAAGCCCATGAACTTTGACACCCTGGCTATGGTGGAGCTATCTGCTAATCCGAATGTAGGCAGCATCCCCATAAAAATGCCAGGCCACATCAAAGCTCTTATTAAGCTGGAAACGATCAGCCGTGCCCTCTGGGGTAAGAACTGGGAGCCTAAGCCAGATGCAGAGGGATCTAAGGTGTTCTGGTGGCCGTGGTTCTACCTCTACACCCAGGCAGAGATAGACCGTATGAGCGATAAAGAGAAAGGTGCCCTCCTGTCTGCGGATGCGGATGCTGGTACGGCTGCGGGTTTCGGTTCTCTGTTTACGAATGGTCGTTCCTCGGTTGCGTATGCGTACCTTGGGTTCCGCCTGTGCCAGGAAACAGAAGAAAAGGCTGAGTACTTTGGCAGACAGTTCAAAGAGCTTTGGGCTGAGTATCTGGCATTCAATTTTACTGTTGGTGATCCTATTGTCAAACAATAAAAATTAAGCAACATGGAAGAAAAGAAGAGAGTGCCAGAGATCATGCTGGCAGACGATCCGATGGAGAATCGTGAGCAGATCATGCGTGACAGCTGTGACCAGATCGTGGAAAAGTTCTACACCAGAAAGTTCAGCACAGAGGAAAAGCAGGCTAAGAATGCTGAGTACTGTGAGGTTGGCATGAAAAAGAGTGCCCTGGAAAAGGAACTGAGAGAGGTTTCTGCTGATCTCAAAGGAAAGATCAAGCCTCTCAAAGAGAGACAGGATGCCATTCTGGATGAGATCAAACAGGGTGGTGAGCAAGTCCAGGGTGACACGTTCAAGTTCATCTTTGAAGAGATCGGCAAGGTTGGTTTCTATGACACCAACGGCTACCTGGTGGAAGAGCGTGATATGACACCTGAGGAAAGACAGCGCACAATGTTCCAGGCCATCCGTAAGAATGGAACTGAGGGCTAAATAAACATTATTCATTAACAATTTTAATTCGTAAAAATTATGCAAGAAGAGAATTTTGAAAAGTCAGTGTGTGTGAACATTGAAAACTACACAGGCGAAAAGCCAGTAGAGGTGATAATCAGAAAGGGTGAGGCTGCAAGAGCCGCTGATCCCCTGCCTACTAAGGCTCCGATCAAAACCAATATCAAGGGTGTGATCTCCACTCCTTTTGACTGGCTGGAGAAACGTGTTAAGACCATTGACCAGCTCAAATCCCATATCTTCGTGGATCGTGAGGCTATGAGTATCACCCTTATCACCAATGAGGATGATGATTACAACAGAGGTACTATCGTTGGTACTGTGGAGTTCACTGAGATCTTCAAGAAAACCCACATTAACGATGATAAGTACGGCTGGGATCCAGCACGTCTGGGTCAGTTCCTGCGCCTCAATCGTGGCCTTTTTACTGTACGTGAGGATTGCATGAAGCTGGTTTCTCTGCTGAAAAACTTTACTGCTCATGCAAAGAGCCAGGTTGAGAAACAGCGTGATCCCTCTGGATCAAGGGCTGATGTTTACCGCCAGGAGGTGGAGAGCAACCTGCCTAAGAGCTTTGATCTGAATCTGGCTATCTTCAAGGGAACACCAAAGGTAACTGTTACCGTTGAGTTTGATCACTATCTTTCTGATGGTGACTGCCTCCTGCTTCTGGTTTCACCTGGTGCAAACGAGGCCGTTGAGGATTTCCGTGACAAGTGCATTGATGATGTGCTCGATCAGATCAGAAAGATCGCTCCTGAGATCTCGGTCATGGAGAACTAACCCTATTTCCTAACCGCTGGAGGTGTGGGTGCGCTTGCACCTCCAGCATTAAACCACAAGCTATATGGCAAAGAGAAAGATCCAGATGATGCCTTTCGACACATCCGACTGGCTAAGATGCCCAGAGCTGAAAGTGCTGCCTCCTGACATCAGAGGGCTGTGGATGGATATGCTGTGCTATATGTGGGAGAGTGTTGAGCGTGGTGTGATGGTGAAGCCTACAGGTGACATATACACCCAGGATGAGATAGTCAGGATGCTGGGTAAGGATGCCTCTGGATCTGATACCTGGCTGGATCGGCTGATCATTGGAGGTGTGTGTGGTGTACGTGCTGATGGAGCCATATACAGCAGACGTATGGTAAGGAGTGCTGAGATAAGCCAGAAAAGACGTGAGGCTGGCATTAAGGGTGGTAGCACTACAAA